AATAATCCCATTTTATTTTAGGTTTTAAAATTATTGTTTCATTTTTATTCTTAATCGCGAAGAATCGTCTCCTGCAACAGCTCTAATTTTAATCCCTGAGTCCGTGGTTACCGCTTCATGCGTTCCCCGTGGTCCCATATCTATGTTTTTAGATTCTTGCATTTGCGTTTTAATCGCATCTGCTCGACCTTGTTCATAGAAATGATTAGCAATAGAGTCAGCATTCATCGCTGTAAATAATGCTTTATGGTAACCTGCTGCGTCTGACATTTCATTATTGTTGTTAACAAACTTGCTAACTAACGAATTAATATCTGACTGAGTAGATTTAACATTGTTTACATCTTTAACATTGAATCTGTATTTTTTATCTCCTACTTTGTATTCAAAACCTTTGAAACTTTCAGAAAACAAATTATTTGTTTTTTCTTCAAATACAGTTCTTTGTTTTTGCGACTGCCGCTGAACAGAATCCTGTTCTTCTTTATAACTATTGTAAAACTCAACCGCCTCTATTTGTTCTGGAGTTAACTTTGAGCTTAACTTAAGATCATCGTAATATTTACCCTTTAAACTAGTTAGATTTGATTTTGCCTCAGCAATACTTTCTTTTAATAATAATTTTTTACGTCTAATATCTCTTTCATCATCAATGTCTTCATCATATGAAAAAGAATCTTCAATTAAAAAATTAATTTCACTTTCATCCAAGTGCGGTTTACTTTTTCTATAGTGCTCGCGAAGTACTTCCATATCTTCCATTGCACCATAATCTTTATTTAAACTTATGTAATCTTCAAGCGTTCCACCTGTTTCTTCCATAAAGCTTATTAGCTTATCTACATTTTCAGGAAGCTCTCTAGTATTACTTACGTCTTCCTCTTGCTCTTTAAGCTTATTAGGAATATCTTTTATTTTATCCGCTAATATTGTTTCTTGAACATTTTCTACTTCTTCATCTTGCACGAGCTCGACGACTGGACTTTCATCGTTATCGGTCCGTACTTCTTCGTCCACTTCTTCGCTATTTGTGGTTCGTTCGCCCACATCCACGCTTGTTGTTTCTTGCTTTTGAACGGCATCTTCTTGTTGTGTTTCTGGTTGTTGTCTTAAGTCAATCTTAATAGTACCATCCTCATCAACTGATACGTTTTTCGGTACATCATCTTGTGCAACTTCTTGTTGAACTTCTGTTTGACTTTCTACAGTTTCCTGCAAAGTTTCTTCTTGGTTTGTTGTTTCTTCTGACATGATAAAATATTATAAAATTAATTGTTGGGTATTTGTTATCTTGGTTCAAACATTTCTAAATTAAATCCGCTACCCATGGTATCATTACCAGCGGATTCAAACTCTTGCTCTCCTTTTCGATCTTTTCTTTGCTCAATTAGTCTAGATTGTTGACTAGCTTGTATTCTAGTTCTTTCATCTTTCCGATCTTCTTTATATTTTTCTTTTTTATCTAAAAGATCATTGTCTTGTTGCTTAATAGCAACATTAAGATCAAACTCATATTTCATAAGTTCTTTCTTAAGTTCTTTTTCAGTTTGCATTTTTTGCATTTCAAGCTCAGATTCAACTTGTATTAATTGCAGTTTTTGTGCAGTGAGAGCTTCGTTCTTTTGAACCTCCATTTGAGCAGCCACTTGGGTATTTTGTGAATTAGCATCAGCTTGCGCTTTAATATTAGCTTGAGAAGCAGCTTGATCTTGTTCTAATTTTTTGCGTCTACGTACTTTTAATAATTGATTAGCTAGCTTTAAATTTTTTACCTCTCTAATATCAATAGCATCTTCAAGATATATTTGATCTCTTGACAAAGCTTGCTGAATATTGTTTTCAAGTAATTGTTTTTCTTCTTCATCTGGTGCTAACTCAATGAAAATACCAAAGTCGTGTAGATGCATATTTTTTACATCTTCTAATGTTGCTACATTAAATCTACCAATACTTGATATAAAAGATTCTTTTGTTGGAGAATATTCTAATATATCAGATATACGCAAACTAATAGCCTCGGCTGTTCTTACTGTTAAGTACAAACTACTTTGTAGTATATGTCTTGTTGCTGTATTAGAGTTAGCTGCTGCCATTTTTTGGACACCAACTAAAGCATTAGCATCTGGCAAACTTCCGTCTCTTGCTTCATTTAACCCGCTAACGTCACGGATCATTTGTAAGTAATAGTTATAAGTATTTATAAGAGAACCTATTTTATTATTACCACCATTAGAAGTAAGTTCTTGTATAGGCATTCTGCCTGAGTTCATATCACCATCTGTAGTCATTGATCTACCAATAACACTACCAGTTTGGAAGAACATGTTTAATGCTTCTTGTGGATTGTAGTTTGTTCCGTTACCTAGATCTATTTCAGCCAAGCCATCAGCATCTAAATAGACTCCATCAGGAATCATTCTTGACAATACTTGCTGTAGTTTTAAATGCGTTAATTGAATCATATCAGCAAAACTTGTAATTCTACTAACTAAAGATTCAATTCTTCCTTTGTATATTCTCGGCGCTACAACGCTATAATTAAACATAGCTTTTGATGTATCACTTTTTGGTCTTGTCATATTTTTAGACAATTCCCATTTTAATAGCTTATTTACACCAATAATAAATGCACCATCATATATTACCTCAACAGACCTTGATGCTTTTTCAAAATCAGATCTTTTGTCTTTAGGTGGATTAAACTGATCATTTTTCTTAATAACTTTATCTGCACCAGTAGCTGTTTTCTTTACTTTAAATACTTCGTTTTTATATGTTTTAAAATTAAAATATAAAACTTGTATTGTGTTTGCGTCAAGCGTACTGTCTTCGTTTATAAATCTATTGTGCGCAGCAGATGTTTGATTTCCCTGTTTAGTTAATTTTTCTAATTCATCATTAGTTAATTCAGGAAATTGAGTTTTTAGCTCGTTTAAAGTAACGCTTTTAACTTCTCCTATATAATATATATCGTCAAAGTATGGTGATTCTGTATAAGAATAAACAAGGTTTGCGGGATCAACATACTCTAATTTAATACCTTCCGATTTATTAAAATTGTTTTTAATTGCCCCTATGCCCAACACTGTTAAATCATAATTTATTCTTCTTTTTAATAAGTCATATTTATTTGTGTTTAGAACAACTTGAATAGCTTGTTCCTGTGCTATTTCAATAGACTGCTTATATTCAAGCTGCATATGCAGTGATAGCTCCTCTTCATTTTCTGGCAATGTATTAGGATCATTGCTATACACATTAATTCCAAGCTGCTGCTGTATTTGATCTGATATTGCTCTTGTTTGCATATCAGTCAATATAGATTCAATATAGTCTGTTCTTTTCTTTACACTAGCACTATCTTGTGAGTACGCTTTAATATCATATAGTCTGTCAGACATGCCATTCACCACAATATCCACAAACTTAGGTATAATAGGCACAGGCTTCCAGTCTAAATTAAGATAAGACAAATCGCCGTTAATAGACAACTCATCTTTATACTTTTTAACAGACTGCTCGCCTCTTGCATATAATCTTAATCTGTGAAACTCATCTCTATTTGAATAAAAACGTGTTGCACCACTATCTCTTTTAAACCACTCGTGTTCAATAGCTCTTGCTACTTTTGCTCCATATTCTGAGCTTGCTTTTTCAGCATCACTAGCAATTTGACTAGGAAATGAACTTTTTAAAATTGATTCGGCCATATTATTGTATTATTTGCGAATGCGTACCTTTATTGTTATATCTTGAAATTTTTAAGTCTAAATTAGACTTTTCGTATTTTGGCTTAGGATAATATAAATGTCTATTACAGGCCATTATAGCTAATCCTGAGCTTATTGTTGCATCAAACTTTGTTCTTTTATTTATATCAAATTTAGCCCAATCGTTTAATGTTCTATTAAAATATATATTACCACCACCATCTTCATTAACACCTACATGTTTTTCTATATAAGTTTCAATTGCAGCAGCATGAGCTTGTTTAATATCTTCAGAGGTATTTGGTATTCCCCCAATTTCTTTTTCTGTTACAGATAGTTTGTTCCAGACTTTATCCGGTCTATTCATTGAAAACCCTCTATAACCTCTTCTCCTAATATGATATAATAAACGGGGCTTATTATTTTCACATAATATTGGCATACCATAAAATATAATAGCCATTAACATATCTTCAAAAAATATTTCAGCGGTTTGAGGTCTTGCTACATATTCTAAAAAAAACGTGTTTGTTGGAGCATCTTCCATACTGAACTTAGTAAGTCCGTGTAACGATCCTTTAGATCCTACTCCATCAGTTGTACCTGATATATCATATGAATCACAACCAAAAGCACCCATATGCTCATTACCTGGTTGTTTGACTCCATTCTTTACTATTACGTTGTTTTGCAGGTTCTTAGGAGGAACCCATGAAACTAAAAACCTACCAGATGGATTTGGATTAAAAATAACCTTACTATCTTTAATACCATTTTCCCAAGAAAATGAACCTTTAGTTATAACTCCTTGTCTTACAAGGTCTTCGTTATAATCTATTTGCTCATATATTTTTGTTAAATTAAATATACTATTTTTTGCTTCGTCTCTAAATGCATGCTCTTCTGTTCTTGGGAATTGTCTATAATATTCATTTAAGCCATCTGAATCATGTTTTAATCCATCTACTTCGTTTTCCCAAAAATTAATTACACCTGTTTCAATGTAATCTCCGTCATTGCCAAGGATGGGTTCTTCTGGAGTATCAAATACAGGGTATCCATAAGAATCAATGTATCCTTCGTAGTTCCATTCCATAGGTATGAACAAACTATATAGTCCCGAGCTAGTCTGTCCATTTTTATTTCTTCTGGTAACATCTGAGTCATTGTACAGTTTTTTAAAGTTTCCACCGCCTTTTTCTAAAGCATTTGAAGTTGAACCCATCATACACTTTCCAATAATTCTGCTACCTAATCGTAAAGTAGTTTTTGTTACCCTCCAATTGTTTAATATATTATCAGGTCTTTCCCATTTTCCTGATTCATCGTGAACTAACAGTCTTAATTTTTCACCATCATAACTGTTGTCACCTGTATTTTTCCAGTCTATTGTTGTATCTAATCCCTCTAGTATTTGCTTTTCACTGGTCTTTGTAATACTCTTTTTGGTAAGCTTTGAGGCGGGGACCCTATAGGCGAGTTCTGATTTTGGCCTGTCCATTCCGTCTTGTATTGGCTTAAAGAAGAAGGGATAGTTAACCGATATTGGCACGACTTTGTCAGTAAACATCTTTTTTGCATCTGCTCCAGTCTTAGAAAGTATTCCAAATCTTGAATCGGATGATATTGTTGCTTGGTTAACGGTCTCCCCTGACGCCATAAAACTAAAGCCTGATCGTCTGTTTTTGAGGTAGCAAAGTCCATAGCATCGTTTATCAGCTTTGCAAGCTTCCCAGAAGATAAAAAATAATCTGTTGGCTTCTCTAAAATCGGGTTGCCCAACGTCAATTTTAGTCCACTGCAAGTACATGTAGTGAGTACCAGTAATATAAGTAGCATTACCTTTATTATTGAACCAATGACCTTCTTCACGTTTTGTAAACTCTTTATCAATATATTCATACCAATTGGATTTAAATGTTTCTGGATAGCTTTCCCAATCAAATATACTTTTTATTTGATTTAATTCTTTTGGGTATTCTGCCGGAGTCCATCTATCAGTTTTTTTACTAATGTCTTTAGGCTGCTCTGGTAATGCTATACACAAATTTTGAATCTCTATTATCTCGCCAATCTTTCCATCTTTGCTTATGACTATTATATCATATTCCTTATTATAGCCATAATCCCATTTGTTATAGCGATTCATTC